CTAACTTTGTTTGCTCGATATGGCTATCGGAAGTTTGTGATGTTGAGGCTGAGGTTGATAAATGTCATTTCCACATGCGCATACTTTTCTTCGGAAAAAGTTTTCGAACATGTCAATGTCAAATACTCGTAAATACCTTATTTTCTTGACGTATACGACTACCGCTGTATTGGATCGTGTTAGCTCTTCTTGCTCTTCGCTATCTTCAGACTTTAATGCATCGTCAAAGAAAGGAGAGAAATTGTCTGAATAGTCGGTCGTGATATGAAGGTTTTGATATTCAGAGCAAAGTGTTCCGCTCATGATTGGGACTATTTTTATAGCTTTTACTTCTTGTGCTTGCTTAGGGTCAGGTGTCTGAAGAGCGAATCCAATAAAGACTTTGCCACTGTCATCGCAAGTCATAATGACGTCTGAGTCACTAAGTAATGAGTCCCAAACCATCAAGTCTACTTGGTTGTTTCCAAGGGACTTTCTTTCAGCCCATTTAGCATACATATTGCTTCCAAGCTGAATAGCAAGCCACCCTCCTTCTAGGGTCATCATAATCTTGTTGGCCAATGTGTACTTGAAGCGTTTTTCAAGTAGTCTATCAAACGACGAGTCAGGCCGAATCAGGTTCGATATTTTGATAGGGGTCTCTAAAAGTATCAGTGTTATTACTGATAGCTCCAAGGCTATTAGTGCCGTGGAGGTGAGTGGGTCAAGATTCCCATTAAACAATTCAGGCACATAGTGGAGAGCGGAGGATAATGTTGGCACTTTGGGGAGGATGGTTCCTATAAAGATAGCTAGCAAAAAAAATGCTATCCCCCATAACGCACTCTTCAAATAGACGTGCTGGCCGTTGGTGCGTGCAACATGCCCCTTCGTCAGGGTGTGGGAAGAAATAAAAATGTAGCCAGCAGCAATTATAAGAAATACTAGTAAGAATTTGCTGCTGGCCACTTTCTAAATCCCTTTAAATGTTAGATTGCTAAGAGGTTTTTGAGGCTTCAATCTTGGCTCGATTTATACGTCCTACCACATTGGATACCTTTCGAGATTGCAGTAACTGCTTTTCTTCTACAGTTGCAACACCTGCCCCGGAGATTTTCACTCGTTGGAAAGAGCCATCCTTCTTGGCATTTCGAAAAGAAAGAAGACGCTTTTTAAGACCTTTTGTCATGGTTGGCCTCCTATTCGCTTTATCCACAGGATGTCCACTGACGTAGCCGTCATTTTAGTGGAGAAAGGTAAGGAATGAAAGCGAGCTGCTAACGTTCGCTCAAGCAAATAGCTTTAACTTCTTGGAATGAAAAGGTTTCTATGATGTGGCACTCTATTTGACGGGGCGAATCGTCCGCTTCTTTCGACGGTAGTGCTGGCGCGTGATGCTCGGGTCAGTGTGGTCGAGCAGCTCCTGGGCGCGGCGTTCGTCCTCGGCGTCTGATCCGACCTTGGCGCGCAGGTCGTGCCGGGTGAACGGCTCCTCGAGGTCGGTCTGCTCGATAGCCTGGCGCATGGTCTGCCGCCATTTGTCATCGAATGGCTGGCTCTTGCCGCTGGGGCTGATCTGGCAGCGGCCGAAGCGGTTGGGCAATAGGTAGAGCGACGGGGCCGGCTTGCATGCCCGGGCCTGCTCGATGGCCGCCCGGAGGGCCTTGGTCATCTCGAACACGACCGGCCGACTGTTCTTGCTGACGTGGACGGTGAGCGTCTCGTCGGTGATGTGGGCCTCCATGATGCTCAGGCAGTCGCCCTTGCGGATCCCGGTGAGCATGACGATGGCGGCAAACGCTCGCTGCTGAGGCGTGGCCACGCTCTGCCAGGCGGCGAGTTCCCAGTCCTCGACGTAGCGGTCGCGCTCCTTCTTGAGGCCGTCCCGCTTGCCGTAGTACTTGACCGAGCCCTTGATCGGGTTGCGCTCGACGATGCCCCAGCGCACCGCGGCATTCATCACCTGGTTCAACACCTTGAGGTCGGTGTTCGCCACCGACATGCCCTTGGCCTTGGCCAGGGCATCCAGATAACGATACGTGGCCTTGGGCGTGATGGTGGTCACCGGGTTATGCCCCATCCCCTGGCGCAGCCGCCGCAGCGCCACCTTGTAGCCGTTCTGGGTGCTGGCGCTGCGCTTGGCCAGAACCTCGACCTCGTAGCGATCGATGACGCTGCCGAGCTTCTCGCTGACCTGCAGTTCCTGGATGCCGGCGAAGGTGCGCAGGGCCTCGCTGTAGGTCTTGCCCAGCCGGTACCAGCTCTTGCCGTCGAACAGATCCCGCTCGCTCTCGCGGGGCCGGTAATAGTAGGCCCCGTGCTTGTAGGCCCAGCGCTTCGGCATGTCCTTCATGAGTCGAGGAACCTCATGTCGATGGTGGCCTCCTCGTGGCGTGCGTCGTTGGCCGCTTCACCGCCCAACGCCTTCACGGCAGCATCACGCAGCACCACGGGCCAGCCTTGGGCGTTGACGCGGTAGGGCACGCCCAGGGCGTCCAGGTGCTGGCGCTGGAGGGCGCGCTGAGCGCACCCCGTCAGCTCCCGCACTTCCTCTCTTGAGAGTACCAGTCCCATCGTCAGTCTCCTGTGTGCCGGCGGCCGCCATGCCCGCGGCCCGGGCCTGCCCGCCAGTTCTGTTCTTCCTCGACCCACGCCTGCCGGTCCTCGGTGCGGCGTTTCTCCACGATCTGCTTCACCTCCGGCAGCGCGGCGATCTGGCGCAGCCGGCCGAGCTCCTGTTGCTGGCGCTGGATGATGCCCAGGGCGACGTCGGACAGCTGCCAGCGATCCTCCGGCGTCTCGCCGTCCTTCCGCACTTTCCCTAGCCCGTAGCAGCCGCCGCAGGGGTTGGCCTTGTTGCCCTTGATGGCGTCGGTGCCGGTGCCCAGGCACAGGGTGCAGTCGTCGGCGTCGAGTGGCTTCCAGTGCTGGCGCCAGTCGTCGAGCGTGGTAGCGCTGGTCACGTCCTTGTCGAGGTCGCGGTAGGCCACCAGCGTCTGGCCCTCAAGGGCGCCGCCGCCGGCGTACTGGCTGCATTCGGCGAACCGGCCGCCGTGCTGCCGGTGGGTGTGGGTGGGGTTCATCACTCCTTACCTCCCGGCTTCGGCGCGGCTTTGAGCATGGCGGCATAGTGCGCCCCGGCGCCGAACGATGCGCCACGGTCTAGCGCGCACCGCACCATTTCATGGGTGGCGTGCACCGGCACCGTCTGCCAGCCTTCCGGCGTGTGGCGGCGGTTCCATGCTGCGGCAGCCCCCTCGTGCCCGGTACTGTGATCCGGTACAGGAACGGCCGCGCCAGTGGCGCCGCATTCCATGCAGCCTGCGGCGATGATCGGCTGCGACTGGTCGCCCTGCTTGTAGCCCCGAAGGAACGCCGGATCTGTGTCGTGACTCCCGCAAAACGGGCACGGCAGCAGGCCTTTCTGTGCAATGACCTGCTCAGAATCGCCGGCCTGTGCCGGTTCTTGCGCGATATATTGCTCAGTCATCGTCATGCTCTCCGATAGGCCGGTAGCTCGCCGGCGGTTGTGGTGGGGTGGATGGCGCCGCGCTGGAGCCAGTCCTGCAGGGTGGCCTCGGCCAGGCTGGCGGCGTGGCTCTCATGTTCGTGCGGCACCTGCCGGCCGATCTCGCGCGCGAGGTCGCGGATGGTGAACGGCATGGGCAGCTGCCAGCGCAGCATGTCGATCTGCTTGCGCACGCCCAGCCAGGCGTTGCTGTATGGGGTGCGGATGAGCCCGAGCCGCGGGCGGATGATGGCGTTCATGCGGCCTCGCTCCCTGCTGGCGCCGGCATGAACCGGCGTTCGTGGGTGAAGTTGGCCTCTACGATGGCGCGGGCCAGCGGCGGGCAGACGGAGTTGCCGATCAGCCGCACCTGCTGGTACTTGGGCACGGCGCGGCCGCCGGCCTCGGCGAACTGGTAGCCGTCGGGGAAGCCCTGGGCGGCGGCGAGTTCGTGGGGCTGGAGCATGCGCATGCCGATGTCGACGATGGCGTACTGCTCGCCGGCGATGGTCACGGTGACCAGCTGGAAGCGATCCTTGGTGGTGACCGTGGGCGCCGGGGCGCGCATGTCCCGGCCGGTCTCGCCCGAGCCGCTGCCGTAGTAGGGCGCCAGGAAGGCGGCCACCGCCGCGGCGTGGGTGCCGCCGGCGCATACCGTGGGCATCGGCTCCCGCGGGTCACGACCGCCTCGCTCGCTGCCTTTGAGGTTCAGCAGGCTCACGGCTACCGGGGCGTTGTGGTCGGTGGCGGTGATCGTCGGCAGCGGCTTGCGCAGGTCATCGCCGACCACGCCGGTGTAGTGCTTGGCCAGGAAGGCCGAGACCACGCCAATCGGGGCGCAGCCGCCCGGGTTGGCCTTCGAGTTGTCGGCGTTGCTGTTGGCCGTGATGGTGTGCATCGGCTCGTCGACGCGGTGCCCGACCGCGCCCGACCGAAACTTGGTGATGTGCGGTGCCACCACGGCGAAGCTGCCGCCCTTCGGCCAGGCGGTCACTGTGCGGAGCGGCTCACCGATGGCGTTGACCAGCTCCGAGCCATTGCCGTAGTTGGCGATCGGCACGATGAACGGCTCGGCCGCCTCGACCACGTAGCGCATCACACCCTTGGCGATGCGGCGCAGGGTGGCGTCGGCCAGCGGGCGGGCGCGATCGAAGATGCTGGGGCAGGGGATCGACCAGTCGATGCACTCGGCGGCGGTGGCCCACGGCTTGAGCTTGCCGCGCTGCACGGCCGGGGTGGCCGGATCGGCATGCGTTGGTTTGGGCCAGACGATGGGCAGGCCGTCGCGCCGGGCGACCAGGAACAGCCGGCGGCGGATGGTCGGAGCGCCGTAGTCGCAGGCACGCAGGATCTTCCAGTCCACCTGGTAGCCGTGGCGGCCCAGGGCGCGGACGAAGGCGCGGAACGTCTGCCCCTTGCGGGCCGGGTCCGGCACGATGCGGCCATTGGCGTCCTTCATCAGCGGGCCCCAGTCGAGGAACTCCTCGACGTTCTCCAGGGCGATCACCCGCGGCTTCACCTTGGCGGCCCAGCGCGCGGCCACCCAGGCCAGGCCGCGGACGCTCTTGCTGACCGGGCGCCCGCCCTTGGCCTTGCTGTGGTGGCGGCAGTCCGGCGAGAACCAGGCCAGCCCCACCGGGCGGCCGGCAGCGGCCTGCTCGGGGTCGATGTCCCACACATCGGCCACGCTGTGCTCGGCGCCCGGGTGGTTGGCGGTGTGCACGGCGATGGCGGTGGCGTCGTGGTTGATGGCGAGATCCACCGGGCGGCCCAGGGCCTGCTCGATGCCCTCGCTGGCCCCACCGCCGCCGGCGAAGTTGTCGACCACCAGCTCGTGGCCGAACAGGTTCAGGTTGCTCACTGGCCACCTCCCATCACGCTCCAGCCGGCGACGCTGAGGCACAGCGCAAGGCCAATGATCATCAGCAGGTAAGAGATGGCCAGGCCGAAGCGGCCGCCGGGGCTGAGGCGCCGCCAGTCGGCGCTCTGGTAGCCCATGGCCACGCCGATGTAGGTGAGCAGGCCGCCGAATCCGAGGCAGATGCCGGAGAGCGCCACGCCGATGGCGATCACGAATGGGGTCATCACTGGAACCCTCCCTGGTCGTAGCCGTGGGGCGCGCCGTAGCCGTCGCTGAACCCGCCGGGCTGGCTGGCGCCGGTGTCGCTGGCGCTGCGGGTGTCGAGCATCTGCATGTCGCTGGCGACGATCTCGGTGCTGTAGCGGTCCTGGCCGTTCTGGTCCTGCCACTTGCGGGTTTGCAGGCGGCCCTCGACGTAGACGCGCGCGCCCTTGCGCAGGTACTGCTGGGCGATCTCGGCGGTCTTGTTGAACATCACCACCCGGTGCCATTCGGTGCGCTCCTGGCGCTGGCCGCTCTGGCGATCGGTCCAGGTGTCGGTGGTGGCCAGGTTGAGGTTGGCCACCGCGGTGCCGCTGGGCGTGAACCGGACCTCGGGATCCTGCCCGAGGTTGCCGATGAGGATGACCTTGTTGATGCCACGGGCCATGTGGGCCTCCTTGTGCTGTGATGGGCAATGCGCTGTCGCATGGCTCCGTATTGGTCAGTCGGTCATTTCCAGCGCGAAGTGCTCGGGCTCGGCGCTTGTGCCGCTCTCTGCCGATACGGCCTTCACCTGACGGCGCCCCTGTGCATCCATCGCACTGACGATTCCGAACTGCTCCAGCGCCTCGACCAAATGCGCCGCGCGGTTGTAGCCGATCTTGAACTGGCGCTGCAGCGCGGAGACGGAGGCCTTTCCGGACTCGATGACGTAGAAGGCAGCGTCCTTGTAGAGCGGATCAGCCTGGCCAGCGAATGGCTCGGCCGTGGCGTCTGGGTTATAGCCGTTGGCACTGCTGACGGTGACGGCCTGGGCTTCGCCGCCGAGCCAGCCGAGCAGGGTCTCGATGCTGGCGCCGAGGGCCTGGGCCATGAGCAGGAAGTCGGTCTCGAGGCGCACGATGGCGTCGTCGCCGTCGTCGGTCTGGCTGGCCTCGTCGAGCAGGGCGTCGTCGAAGCGGATCGACTTGATGGCGAGGTCGTCGTGGAGCACGAACGACAGCCGGCCCTCGATGCCCAGGGCGAGCTGGCTGGCCTGCCGGCCGGACTCGAGCAGCTGCTGGATCTCGTCGCTGTCGAGGTCGACCTCCTGGGCGCGCAGCTTCCCGTCATCGCCCTGGGCCTTGAGCAGCACCTTGTCGCCCAGCACCAGGTTGTCGGGGCGGGCGGCCGTGTCGCCGAGCCAGGTGGTCATCGCCCGCATCGGCAGGGTCTGGCTGGCCAGCGGGGTGACCTTGAGGCTGCCGAGCGTTTCGCGCAGCAGGTCGAGCAGTTCCTCCGCGCGCTTGCGGCTGCTGGTGTTGACAGCGATCAGGTTGCGCCGGGTGTCCCACCACAGATCGATCTTCTGGCTACGCACGAAGGCCTGGGGCAGCAGCTCCTCGTAGACCTGCTCCTTGAGCGTGAGCTTTTCCTGCCGGCGCAGCTTGCGGCCCTCGGCGGTCTCGAGTGCCTCGACGCGCTCCTCGAGCTCCTCCTTGACCACGCCGGCGGGCAGCAGGCGTTCCTGGCGCAGGGCGGTGATCAGGCGCTGGCCCTGCAGTTCGTGCAGCAGCTGGGTACAGGCTCGGCCGGCCGGCGCGCACCAGCCGAGGCGACGGGCTTCACTGCCACCCAGCGGCCGGAAGGCTTGCTCGCCCAGTGCTTCCTCGAGGCGTGCGGCGTCGATCTCGGGCGCGTCGTGCAGGCGGTAGAGGTGCAGGTGCTTGAACCACATATCAGGTCTCCTTCCAGACGACTTTCTCGACGGGCTTGCCGCGCTTTGTGACTTGCACCCTGACCGGACGGCGAACGTGCAGGCCGCGACAGCGACCGGCGCGCTTGGCCAGCGAGATGAATTCCTGGCAGAACTGCGGCGCGTCGTAGATGGCGGACAGTGGCACCTGACGCTTGCCTCCAATCAGCTTCTCGGTCTTCTCGGCAACGGCTTGTTCGAACTCGTCTGGAGTGGCGAACAAGTTGGGCGGAGTGCTCCGCTGTGCGATGCGGCGGGCCTCGTGCTCGGTCATTCCGTAAACGCGAAAGCTCATGTCGGCTCTCCTCAGAACTGCACCAGCTGGCGCTGGGCGGTGTGGTCCATGGGCTGCAGGCGGGCAGGGCACTGCTCGTCGGCGATGTCTTGCCAGTCGGGCTGGCCGGCGCGGCGGTTCAGCGGCACGCCGCGCTCAACCTCGGCGCGCCACAGGGCGACGTCCTCGCAGTACTGCCGGTGCGCATCGCTGGCGACCTGGTTGTCCATCCGGGTGATGGCGGCGATGGCAAGCAGCAGGGCGGCGCCCACCACCAGGCCGATGAAGATGGCCACGCACCCGAGGGCGCGCTGGTCGTTGGGTGTCATGCGCATGGCGTCACTCCCTTGAGCAGTCCGCGCAGCGCGGCGGCGATTTTCTCGAGGTCCTCGAGGGCGCCGGTGGTGGCCTGTGGACCGCTGCCGGACTTGGGCAGTACGGCGCGCAGAGTGGCGAGGGTGGTCCACTGCACATCATCCGCCGGCGGCGCGAAGCCGGCCGGCTCGTAGACGGTAACCATGACCAGGTGGCTCATGCCGCACTGCTCGGCGCTGGCGCAGAGCGATGTGTTCTCGCCGATCTGGGCGGCCAGGTCGGTAAGGTCGTGGACGCGATTGCGGATCAGCTGGTGGGCGTTCTTGTCGGCGAGAGTGCTCATGCGATCAGCTCCCCCAGGTCGAGGCCTCGGCCGCCGGAGCTGGCGCGGGCGCTGACGGTGGTCTGCTGGCGCGTACGAACCGGGGTGCGGGCACGCAGGCTCTGGCCGTGGAGGTCGGCGACCATCAGCAGGATGGCGAGCGGGGCGATCCAGCCGCGGCGCATGCCCTTCACGATGGCGTCAGCGGCGCGAACGGCGTTCAGCCGGTAGTAGATGGCCTCGGCGGTGCTCTTCACGGTGGCCGGGCTGATGCCGCGCTCGCGAGCGATCTCCTTCTGGGTCATGCCCTTGGCCAGGCCAGCCAGAACCATGGCCTGCTTGGCGGTGGGCCAGCTCGACCCGCGGCCGCCGACGCGGCAGCGGAAGCCGGCGAACTCGATGGTCTGCGGTTGCGGTGTGTGTTCCATGAGAGGTTCCCCATCCATGTCGTTACCTGATGGGGTAACTATTACCCATGGGTAAACATTGCGTCAATACCTATGGGTAATTTTTAGGCAGGCGGACACAAAAAACCCGCCTCGTGGGCGGGTTTGGTAATGAAGGGGTGAGCTGTGTCAGGAAACGGCTTCCACGGCTTGCCGCTGGGCCATGGCCTGGGATTCGCGGTATTCCCAGGCTTCGGCCGCCATGGTCCAGTGCACCTCGTGCCCCTCTTCCTCGATGGCCTCGCGCACTTCGGCCAGGGGCACGTTGAAGAACTCCTTGCGGGGATTGATTCGGTTGACCTGGTGCTCGGAAAACTGGCGGTGCAGCTCTTTCTCCAGGGCTGGCGCGTCCTCCGCATAGATCATGGCATGCACGTCGAAGGAGAAGGGCACGCTGGCGTCACCCAGTTCCTTGACGCGGTCAAGCGGCTCGAGGCGGCGGGTCATGCCGATCTTGAACACGTTCTCACCGAATGAGCCAATGTTCGAGATGATGTAGACGTGGCCACTCTTGGTCTGCTGGGCCATGGAGAGCGCGCGTTGACCACGCGATTCGGCTTCCTCCAGCTGCTGCTCGAGCTCGGCCAGGCGCGCCTGGTACTGCGCTCGCTCTTCCTCGCTGGCGCTTTCTACCTGCTTGCGGGCTTCCTTCATGGCCTTGGCCAGCATGCGCTCTTCTTTCTCGGCCTGCTTGATGGCCTTTTCCATATCGCGCTGGGCCTTTTCTTCCTCGCGGATCTGCTCGCGGATGGCGCGTTGCTCTTCTTGTTCCTGCTTGCGCAGCTCCATCGCGGCCACCGCCCACTTCAGTTCCTCGAGGCGAGCCTGCAGGTAGAGGTCCGTGATGCGAGCGTTCTTGAATGGCTGGCCGTTGTGATTGACCAGGCTCTGGGCGTCGAGGATCGCCTGGCGCAGTTTGCCGTAGTTGTCGTGCTTCACCTTGGAGAGGATAGAGTCGACCTTGCCGTTGAAGGCGTCGACGGCGAAGTGAATGGCGAAGGAGCGCCGCGTGGCCTCCTTGTAGTCGCAGTCGCCGGCGCGGCCGTTTTTGGCCATGTCGCGGCTATGCTTGCGGGCCTGCTTGAGCTTCTCGCCGGCATCTTTGTGGGAGAAGTCCTCGGCCAGATCATCGAGCAGGCTGGTGTTGGGCACGATGTAGTCGTCGTGATAGCCTTCGATGACGTTGCGCATGGCCTTGGCGGTCTGCTCATAGAGCTTGGCGTCCTCCACGGCTTTCAGGGCGTTGCCAGCGGTTTCCTCGGCCTGGCGCCGGGCGTCGGCGACGATAACCCGCGCATTGTTCCGGGCCTCGGCCTCGATGCGCTCGCCCTTCTCCCGGGCTTCCTTGGCTTGAGCGCGTCCCTCACTGAGGATGTCCTGCTTCTCTTGCTCGGCTCGGTGAACCTCCTCTTCTGCCTCGCGAATCATCTCCTTGGCGCGTTCGCTGGCGTCGTGCACCTCCTCGTATTGCCACAGATGCGCGACGGACTGGCGGGCCTGCTCTGCCTCCTGGGCGAGGCGCTTGGCCTTGCGTCGGAAGGCGAGGGCGGTCAACCAGCCTGACAGTATCAGTGCCAGAATGATGAGGAGGACGATGGCTCCTTCGGACATGTTGTTCTCCCTTGGTTCCCTGCGTGTGAACAAAGGAGAGTTTGGCATAGCCGGCTGTCGAGGTTCTGTCGGTGATCTCTTACAAAAAAACCGCCCTGAGGGCGGGTTCGGTGGATCGTAAAGGGATGGGTTAGGCGCTATCGGAAATGTAGAGCCGGGTGATGTCGCCGTCCTTCAGCGTTGCCTTAGCCTTGACGGTGATGGGCTTCCTGGTCATGAAGGCCTGCAGGTATGCGTTACCCTCCATTTCAATTGCTGGATCGGTGATCACGGCATTGATACGAGGCGGATGTCCGTCCTCATCAAGGGAGCTGCTGAGGTCCTCATCGGTAAGCCGGATTTTGCAGGTGCGTCGATCGTAATCCATTTCAGAAATGATGATGGAGTACGGCCTTTCACCAATCAGCTGCTCATCTTCGCTGCTCATCACAGCATCTTTGACAGCCTGGTCAATGGTTTGGTGCCTGTCTCCATTGGCATAGAGATCAATCCGATCACAGGTCGAGCCCACAGGCGCTACGGATTTACGCACAGAGGGACGTAGACCATCAGCGAGGCGGTCGATGGTATCCATCATCCGCTCCATCATCTTCTGGTCTTTTCCGTACTGCTGTTCGAGCAGTTCTCTGAGGTGTCTCATTTCTTCGCTGTTACCACTGCATCGGTGAAGGACGTAAGCGGTCACTGCTGTTATGACCGCTGGCAGAAGCCCTTGGAACCAACCTGACGTTGTAGCAAAGCTTAGCAGCGCCCCAACACTGAAGCACTTCGGTTCAGCCTCCTGCGCATACGTTTTTACTGACAACGCCTGCATCTGCTTCGCATATTGCCCAGTTGCGGCGAAATGGCCTATCACGGCGTAGATTCGGCCGAACCCTTGTAGTGACTCCCCCAATGCGGTCATGTCGATCTGATGGGATTCGGCATCACCGCCTTCGTAGCGAATTTCTAGGCGAATCGAACCATCTTCTTGCATCTCAACCATTTAGAGCATCCTTTCTCTATGGTGGTAGCTGATAAGTGCTCGTGCATCTGACGCGATCTTATAGGCGTGTCTTGGCCTCCACGGCTACGCCGAGGATCCGGCAGTTGCCGTTGATGGGGATCAGCGGGTAGGCGGGGTTCAAGGCCTTGAGAAAGCGCTGGCCGCCGTCCTCGATCAGCTGCTTGAACGTCGCCTCGTTGCTGTCGTCCAGCTGAGCGGCGACCAGCTTGCCAGGCACGGCCTCGATGCCAGTGTCGAAAAGCACCAGGGTGCCCTCGGGCACGCTGGGGCGGCTACCTGCAGGAGCGGTCATCGAGTCGCCCTGCACCTCGAGCCAGAATGCGCGGCCCTGGGCGCGGTAGTCGGTGGCCTCTTCGTGGGGCTCGGCGCCGGGCTCGTAGGGCGTGACGCATTCCGTCCAGGCGCCGGCCTGCACGCGGCTGATTACCGGGTAGCGGTGGTAACGGATCGGCTGCGGGGCCTGCTGGACGTTGGAGGCTGTTGCCGTGTCGGGCTCTCTGTCCAGCCAGCCCTGCGCCAATCCCAGCGCCTTCTCGATATGTCGCGCGAAGTCCTCGCCGATCTTCTTCCTGTGAGCCTTGTCGCTCAAACAGCGTGAGATATAGCTCGGCTCGCGCTCGATGGCGTGCGCCAGAGCGGCTCTCTTCCCCTCAAACCGGTCATTGAGGAGGGCCTTCAGATTGTCACGGCGGCGGTCGGCGATATTCATGTGGGTATATTCGGGCACTGTTACTCATAGGTAAATTACCCTCGGGTATTGACTAAATGATTACCCATGGGTAATTCTTTGGGCATCAATTACAGGAGCTGCCCATGAAAATCCGCCATGAAGGCCTGCTTCGCTGGATCAGAAGCGCCAGCGATAAGCAGGTTTCTGCCACCGGTACCACGCGCGCCTACCTCAAGCAGATCGCCTATGGCCATAAGCCGGCATCCCCGGAGATCGCTGTGCGTGTCGAAGTGGTCTCTGACGGTGCGGCAACTCGCAAGTCACTCCGGCCGAATGATTGGCATGTGCTGTGGCCGGAGCTGATCTCTTCCTATGCCCCAAAGCTTACCCCCGGCCGGGATACGCCGACGACCGCCTGACCGGGGTGGATAGCCATACAGGTAAAGGACAAGGGGACGAGATGACCGCCGCATTGACGCTGCCGAGCTACGGGAATAGCTCACGCACCGACCTGATCCTCGAGGTGGCCAGCCTTGGCCTTGCCGTCGAGGACGCACTGCATGACCTGGGGCCGGCCGGTGAGGCTCGCGCCCGGGCGCAGTTCCATCACGCCATGGCCACGCTGCTGGCGCTGGTGGAAGCCGAGCAGGAAGACGACGAGGCCCGGGAGCGGGTCGTCGAGCACTGGAGCCACCACGCGCAGCTGGTCGAGGCCTATCAGGCCGAGCTGGCGCAGATCGAGAGAAGGGGCGACTGATGCAGTTCCTCGTCGCTATCAACCAGACCCGGGCTCTGGAATGGGGCCTCAACGCGCAGCAGGCGATGCTGTTCGCGTTCCTGCACCAGGTGCCGACCTGGGCGCAGGCGCGCCAGATCGACGGCCAGACGTTCTTCAACATCAGCAAGACCAAGGTCGTCGACGAGCTGCCGCTGCTGACCGACAAGCCGGATACCGCCTATCGCCTGATGAAGCAGCTGGCGAAGGCCGGACTGATCGTGATGACCAGCTGCGACAACAAGACGTATATCCGCCTGACCGAAAAGGCCATCGCCTGGAACCGGGTGCAAGGGTCGGAAAAAAATCCGACCCCGGAAAATTCTCCGAGCCAGGTCGGAAAAATCTCCGAGCCAGGGTCGGAAAAATCTCCGACGAATCAGGGTACCAATGATCCTACCCCCTCTCCCTCTGGCGCGGGCGGTGAGCATCCGATGTTCGGCCAGGCCGCCGGCCGCGATGACGATGGCCAGCCGACCGGCGCCGGTGAGACACCCCGCCAGCACCCGATGACCTACGACTGGCAGCCCGACGCCGTCCAGCTGTCCGCCGCCTGCCTGCGTCGTCGCCTGCCGACCGACACTCAGCCGGATGCCGCCACCCTGGCGGACTTCACCGCCCACTTCGCCGAGAAGCCCAACGAGCGCCGCACCGCCCAGGGCTGGCACGAACGCCTGGCCAAGTGGATCGCCGAGAACCGCCACAAGCCCCAGCCCAACGCCGGAAACGCCAACGGAGGACGCCGCCATGGTGAACGCACAGGACATGCTCAGCCCCAGCAACGCCCCGGCCTCAGCGCCGCGGACGCTCGTCGCCTCGCTGAGCAGCAGCGCCGCGAACAAGCAGCGGGATCGCCAGGGGGCGAGATCCTCGACGGAGAGTATGAGCCCGGTCACTGAGGCCACCATCGACTGGCTGTTCGACGCCCTGGGCCAGCTGTACGGGGGCCACTGGCGCCGCCGCTGCATCGAGGCGGGATGGGGCCAAGAGCTCCAGGGCGCCTGGGTGTCGTTCGACGCCAACGGCGAGTGGCTGCGGGCCCTGCAGCACCTGAGCGAGGTCCACGTGACCTGCGGGCTGGCCGCCCTGAACGATGCCGCCGCCACTGCCGTGGCCGAGGGGCGCACTGCCTGGCCGCCGGACAGCGCGATGCTGTTCGCCAAGAGCTGCCGTCTGCGCCCGGAGCCGCTGGGCCTGCCGAGCCTCGAGGAGGCATGGCGCAATGTGCAGGACCATGCATTCGCCGGCCAGCCGTACCTCCACGACGCCGTGGCCGCCGCCGCCGAGCACGTGGACCTGCACAACCTGCGCAGCGCGAGCTATCACCAGCTGGCCGAGCACCGCCGGCAGTTCGCCCACTACTACGCCAGCAGCAATCGCGACTGCGTGGTCGAGCGGGTGGCCCGCGGCGAAAGCCTGCGCCCTCGGGCGGCCCTGGGGCACGACGGGCAGCGCAGCCGCGCCGAGTTGGCCGAGCGCACCGGGCGAGAGGCAGCACAGCAGCGCGTGGCCGAGGCCGGCCTGCCGCACAGCATGAACGCCGACCAGGGGCTCCGGTCCCTGAAAGCCGCACTGGGGAGGGCATGACCATGGGCGCAGCGATGCAGCCGTCAGGCAACGAGATAAGCCGCGAGGCGTTCGCCGAGGTTCGTCGTTCCGGACGTGCCAACCAGCAGCACCGGATGGTGCTCGAGGCTCTGCGACAGCATGGCCCCAGCACCCGGGGCGACCTGGTCGAGCACACCGGACTGCAGATCCAGACCGTGTGCCCGCGCTGCCATGAGCTGCTCGATCGGGGCGAGATCGAGGTGGTGGGCACCGCGGGCAAGCCGGCGAGTCAGGTGCTGGCGCTGAAAGAGGAGGGCGGCCAGTGAAGCAAGCCGCAGACATGAAGGGCGGCCAGCAGGCCCGACGGGCGGCGATGCTGTGCCAGAACGCGCGCTTCTGCCTCTACCTCGATCAAACCCAGCGGCGCCGGAACGGGCTGAGCCTCGCCGACCTGCCGGACGGTACCCACGCCGAGCGGGACGCCGCCGATTCCATCCGGCGGGCCTGTGGCGTCGGCAGCCGGGCGGAGATCGATCATGACGACGAGGCGCGGGCGATGCTCGACCGGATCGTCGCCGACTACCAGCGCTGGGAGCGGCAGCAGCGTCGGGCCGTATCCCCTGCAGGGGATAATCGCCAAATATCCCCCATGGGGGATAAAGCCGCGGCACAGACACAGCAGCAGGAGCGGCACCTATGACCACTGGCAGCAAGGCGCGCCCGGTGCGCCGCAAGCGTACCTGGCGGGAACGGTCGCTCAATGCGCCGGCGCTGGGTGGCAACGGGGCAGGCAGGCCCGCGGCGCCACGTGTCGACCACGAGGGCAACGAGCAGAAGGGGCTGATTCTGTGGCTCTACGGGGAGTGGCAGCGCGGTACCGAGGTGGGGCAGGCCTATCCGGTCATCTACCACGTGCCCAACGGTGGCCAGCGCAGCAAGAAGACCGGCGCCGACCTGAAGCGCCAGGGCGTGAAGGCTGGCGTGTCGGATTTGGTGGTGATGGAGGCGCGCGGCGGTCTGCATGGGCTCTATCTCGAGTTCAAGGCGACGCCGCCCAACCATGCCGCGGTAGCTCCCTCGCAGATCGACTGGCTGGCGCTGGCGGACGAGCGGGGATATGGCGCCGTGCTGGCGCAGGGGCTCGAGGAAGCCCGACAGGTGTTGCGGGAGTACATGGCGCTGCCACCGACGCAGGTGGCTGGCCCGGTGCGACGGATCGAGGCAGGGACGAACTGGAGGAAGTGATGCGAACGAGCCAACTGGTCGGCGGGGACCTGTCGCGCATGTCGGTCCGCCAGCTCGAGGAAGTGATGCGAGTGCTGGGCCCGGAAGAGGCGCGCAGCCACGAGGCGGCTCGGGCGATGGTGGCCGAGTTGATGGAGATCGAAGCGGAGTGGCGGCTGGGACGCCGGCATGCCAATGAAGGTTTCGCCCCCGTGTCGCCGGTGGCCGGGATCGGCGAGGGGCGAGGCGAGACCACGGGTGCGATCGACCATATGGCCGAGGCGGCGACTCGCTACTGCTATGAGAGTGAGCTGGCGCTGGCGGCTCATGCCCTGGTGGGCGGCTTGACCGAGCATCAGGCGGCGGCGGTGCTGATGTGTACCCGGATGGTGGCCAGGGCTGCGGCGCCGCGTGACGAGCGCCGGGAGCTGACCAGCCAGCAGCTGGTGCATCCATCTCGCCAGGTGTGGACGCTACAGCGTCTCGGCTTCGCTCCGGGAGGCGGATGCCGGTTCCTGTCGGCGGGTTCGATGCGCAAGGCAGCCACCCAAGCGCGTGGCCGAATGGTAGATGTGGTTATCCACAGAATTCACAGGAAAAACACAACATCTTGCGCTTTGGTAACTGGTTAGCTACTCTATCGTCATTGTCGAATACTGCGCCCTGGCGGGCTTTCCCGCCGGGGCGCTTCCGTTTGTGCCGCCCGATGCTCGCCGTCCCCTCGAGCATCCACTCCCTTGGGCGGCTCCCTTTCCGTGATGGCGCCACCTGGCGTCTTGCCCCACGTGCGGGGCCTTTTCTGTTCATGCCCAGCCGACGAGGCCTTATGTCTACCCGGATCGCCGTTGAGGAGAGTGTCCGCACCGCGCCGGTGGGCGTCGGGTGGGTCGCGTTCATGAATGCGGACCCGAGCACTCAGGTCGGCGTGGTCGCCGGGGTGCTGACGTGCGTCTACTTGCTGGGTCAGCTGTGGTGGATCTGGCGCCGCGCCCGCATCGAGGACGAGAAGTTGGAGATGCTCAGGCGTGAGCACGAGGCCGAGATGGCGGGCAAGCAACCAGGGGACGATGAGTCGTGATGATGAAACGCCTGGGTTTGGGTGTCGGTGCGAGCGCTCTGGCACTAGCGGTGGGCACGGTGAGCCACTTCGAGGGCAAGCGGAACGATGCCTACGTCGACCCGGTGGGTGTGGTGACCATCTGCTATGGCCACACGGCCACGGCCCGGATCGGCCAGACCCACAGCGACGAGGAATGTGAGCGGCTGCTGGCCGGCGATCTGGGCGACGCGTTCGATGCGGTCGATACCCGCGTGAGGGTCGACCTGCCGCCGACCCGCCGGGCCGCGCTGGCCTCGTTCGTTTACAACGTTGGGTCGGGAGCGTTCGGCCGCTCGACCCTGCTGCGGAAGCTGAACGCCGGCGACACGGTGGCGGCCTGCAATGAGCTGGATCGCTGGGTGTATGCCGGCGGGAATGAGCTGCCGGGGCTGGTGAGGCGTCGCGATGTTGAACGCTGGCTCTGTCTCTACGCCGAATACGCGCCGCTGGCGGCGGGTGACTCATGACCCATCTGGTGAAGCTGGTGCCGGGGTGGGCCTGGGCTGCATTGCTGGCCGCGGCGCTCGCCGCCGGAGGCTGGCTCTACGTGCAGGGCGTCGAGGCCTCTCGGGATGCGGCCGTCGCTCAGCGCGCCGCGGCCCGGGCCGATCTCGAAAAATCCCAGGGGGAGGTCGCTGCGCTGACCAGTGCCCTGGAGTGGCGCCGCGAGAATGCCCGCCGTCTGCTGGCCGCCCTTGAGCAGCGCGAGCAGGCGCTGGCCGCCGCGCGCGACCGAATCAACGAACACCGGGCGGCCCTCGACCGGCTGGAGGCGAATGATGCCGAGGTACGTGACTGGGCCGCTGAGCCTCTGCCTGATGCTGTTGCTGACTGGCTGCGCGCTCTGCCAGACGCAGACGGTGCCGGTGCTGGTGACGCCGATGGTGCCGCCGAGCCTGACCAGCCCTCTGCCGGCGCCAGCCGGGACGGTGGAGACGAATCGCGGCCTGCTGAACCTGCTGGCTGACTATGAGGCGCTGCGCCTCCGGGCCAACCAGGATCGCGCCGCGGTGGTCGAGATCCTCGGCCATGACGCCGGCGACGAGGAATGAACCACCGGGGCCCAGTCATCCAGCGCTGCCGCAACACGGCGGCCGGCATCGGCACCGTGCTGCTGCTGGGCGTCTGGCTCGCCGGGCTGCTGATCGGTGCCTACCGCTCGCATCATCTGCGGAGCATCCCGCGGGACCGATGAGGTGATCCGCCATTTCGATCTGATTCCGGCATACCGGCAGCGCGCTGAGAGGTGCTGCGCCGGCCCAACTTCATGGTGACTCGGCTCTTGTCCAAGGGGATGCAGAGCTCAAGGTCCAGAGACGTTTCTGGGTCTAGGCCTCTTCTTCAGCGAACAGATTGTGCATGAAGAACATGCAGTACCACATGAACGAGAAGGCACGAGCAGAATTCTCCCTGGTGCCATAATCCGTAGATTCGCCATGCAGCACTGCGTGGCGGTTTACAATATGAACGGGATAATTTTCCGAAGCTCTAATGTTGTGATGAGCTAGTAATGGAAGTGATGGGCTAAGCAGGGGCTCTACTAGTGCGCCGATAAGAGTATCTTCGTCATTCTCAGTTCGGGCTCTAGCGAATAGCCTTTGTTCTTTCTTTCCTGCACCCCATATTGGGCTGTTGTGAGCCTCTGCCGAATAGCCGTCTGCTTGCATGAGAAAAATAGGGGTGGACAGGTTGTATTTCCCTTCGGAGTGAGCACTAATTGCGTCTTGGATGATAAGCAGACGGTTTTGTGGAAAGTCTGTTCCTGCTTTCTCTGTGAACAGATTCATTACACCTTCGAAATGGTCTGCAAGAAGATGATCAGCACATTCTTGTCCGCGAGTAAAGTATGTTTCGTGATACTGGTTGTTTAACTCAAAAACGCGACCTACAGACACGGCGCAGAAATCAGGGAACCAACCGTTTTGTGCAAGCAAGCTGATTTTTTTAGCTTGGTCCTCGCTTAGGTTACCCAAGCCTGTCCTGAACGTAGGTGCAATTTCACCCAGTCGCTCGAGGATAGGTGTGTAAGCGTTTCTGAGCTGTTCAGTGACCTCGTTGATCCTAGCTATTACGTCGCCATAAGGCTGCATTGCCTCTCGTACAGCTTCTATTCGCTGTGAGAGGTCAGGTTGAACTTCCTGAAATTTTTTCTGGAGCAGACGCGCTGACCTGGTGAGCTCTTCAATTTTCTCCATCAACTCCTTATCCATAACACACCAATCTCCTTTCGATACCTAATAGACCACCACGGCTATGCCGGGCCCTAATGTGCTCAGGAGAGACTAGCGCCAAAGATGAATCTGTGACACCCATTCTTATATAGCGGTTGGCTGTCAGCGGGCACTGAGGGCACTGAGGGAAGAGGTCGAGACAGCGTGGCTAAGACGGATACTGAAGGCGGCTGTGTCGCTAGGTGATCTAGCGTGATGGTGGGAAGTGTCAGCGGTTCACTCGAACTGATGAAGTGCTCTCGTTCAACGACTTGATTATAACGTGCTCAACGCCGAAGGCGGCAGAGACGCTGCGGGGACCTAGGTGTGATCCGTTATCTCCGGGCAGGGCTCCAGTGACCTCGGCATGCCGGCAGCGCGCTGCGAGATGCTGCGCCGGCCCAACATCGAGCGGGTCCTCCGGGGCACCCCCGGGCCCTGCGGGGGCGCAGAGCCTCGGATTCGCGCTATTTATGAGCATTTTTCAGGCGGGCCGGTTCCGGTTCCGGGCGGCGGCACAGGAGGTGACCGATGGCTACTCAGGTGGAGATCGCCGCGCACCTCGACATCACCGACCGACAGGTCCGCAATCTGCTGCAAAGCGGCGTGCTGCCGCCTTCCAAGGGCCGCGGGGGGTATGACCTCGATGGCTGTCGGCTGGCCTATATCCGCCACCTTCGAGGTCAAGTTAATGGGCAGGTTAAGTCACCGGAAGCCGGCGACGATTCGGAGGAGTTCGACCCGCTGCTCGAGCACAAGCGCGAGCAGGAGGAATACCTGCTGACCCGCGAGCGCCGGATCGGCCAGCAGCAGAAGAACGAGATCGCTGCACGAAAGGTGGTGCCGAGCGAGTTCGCCATCTTCAGCCTGTCGCGCCTGTCGGCCGAGATCGCCGCCATCCTCGACACGCTGCCGCTCACCATGAAGCGCAAGCACCCGGACCTCGAAGCCCGGCACATGGACACCCTGCAGCGCGAACTGGCCAAGGCGCGCAACCAGGCCGCCGGCCTCAGCGACCAACTACCCGAGCAGCTCAATGAGTACCACGACACTCTCGCCTCCGCCTGACGAGCTGGTCACGCCCGGGCAGGTGAGCGAGTGGTCGAAGGCGGTGCGGCAGGGGCTGCTGGCGCTGTTCCGGCCCGAGCCGCTGACCGCGGTGGAGTGGGCTGACCGCCACTTCTACCTCTCGAGCGAATCGAGCTACCACGAGGGCCGCTGGACCACGTTGCCGTTCCAGATCGCGATCCTGAACAGCATGGGCAACGACGAGATTCGCACGGTGAACGTCGTGAAGTCCGCGCGCCTCGGCTACACCAAGATGCTGCTGGCCGCCGCCGGCTATCTGCTCGAGCATAAGAAACGCAACATCCTGACGTTCTCGCCGACCGATACGGACGCCGAGTCGTTCATGAAGACGCACCTCGAGACCATGGTGCGTGACGTGCCGGTGGTGCTGGATCTGGCCCCCTGGCACGGCATGAAGCACCGGGACAACACGCTCTCAGCCAAGCGCTTCGCCAATGGCAAGCAGGTGTTCGTCCACGGCGGCAAGGCCGCGCGGAACTACCGAGAGAAGTCGGTCGACGTGGTGATCTACGACGAGCTGGCCGCCTTCGACGAGGACATCGAGAAGGAAGGCTCGCCGACCACCCTCGGCGACAAGCGCCTCGAGGGCTCGACGTTCCCCAAGAGCATCCGCGGCTCCACGCCCAAGGTGCGCGGCCAGTGCCAGATCGAGGCCGCCGCCGAGGAGTCGCCGCACCGGCTGCACTTCCACGTGCCGTGCCCGCACTGCGGCGAGCGCCAGGTGCTCAAGTGGGGCGGCCCCGATACGGCCTTCGGCATCAAGTGGGACAAGGACCACCCCGAGACCGCCTTCTACCAGTGCGAGCACAACGGCTGCGTCATCCGTCAGCACGAGCTGCAGGACGACAGCCGCCCGCACGGCGTAGCCGAGGGTGTGTGGATCTGCGAGGCGACCGGCATCTCCACCCGCGACGGCATCGACTGGTTCGACGCCGAGGGCGAGCCGATCCCCACGCCGGACTCGGTGACCTTCTACCTGTGGACGGTGCTCTCGCCGTTCACCACCTGGGAGCGCATCGTTCGCGACTTCCTCAAGGCCAAGGACTCGCCTGGCAAGCTCAAGACCTTCGTCAACACCACCCTGGGCGAGACCTGGGAAGACGAGCTCGGCGAGAAGCTGGAGTGGGAGACGATCTTCGGCCGCCGCGAGGTCTTCCCCCGCGTGCCCGAGGCGGCCGTGGCCCTGTTCGGCGGCATCGACACCCAGGACGACCGCTACGAGGGCCGCGTCTGGGCCTTCGGCCCGGACGAGGAAGCCTGGCTGGTGGATCGCTGGATTCTCTACGGCGACCCCGCCGGGCCCGAGCTGAAGCGCCAGGTGGCCAACAACCTGCGGCAGAGCTACCAGAAGGACAGCGGCGAAGCGCTCACCGTGACGCGCTGGTGCTGGGACTCCGGCGGCCACTACACCGACGAGGTCTACGAGCAGAGCAAGCAGCATGGCCTGATGTGGGTGATCCCGATCAGGGGCGCCAACGTCTACGGCAAGCCGATCGCCAACTTCCCGCGCAAACGTAACGCCAAGGGCGTGTACCTGACCGAGGTCGGTACCGACAACGCCAAGGAGCTGATCTACAACCGCCTCAAGGTGCAGCCCCAGCCCGGCAAGCTGGTCGCCGGCTGCGTGCACCTGCCGGCCAACGACGAGATCTGCGACGAAGACGAGGTCAAGCAGATGGTCGCCGAGATCAAGGTGGCCAAGATCGAGCGCGGCCAGCGCGTCTACCGCTGGGACTCCGGCGGCCGGCGCAACGAGGCGCTCGACTGCCTCGTGTACGCGTTGACGGCGCTGCGGATCAGCCAACAGCGCTTCGGCCTCGACCTGAATGCCGGGCCGCCGCCGGACACCACGCCGCCCGACGACGACACCACACCCCCGCCCAGCCAACCGCCGCCGGCCCAGCCGGCGGGAGGGGGCTGGCTGCAGCTTGGTGGAGGCTGGATGTGAACCGCGCCATGAGCAATGCCGAGCTTCGCGAAGCCATCGACCAGACCGCCGCGAGGCTTCAGCAGGACGGCTTCGAGCGTGGCACCCGCCGGGACCTGGCGGATCACCTGGAGCACCTTCTCAAGGTCGAGCAAGCCAGGGCCGCCTCGATCACTTGGGAAGGCGAGGGCTACCAGCCAGCCGGCGAGATGCCCGTGCATCCACCACGAACCCGATAGAGAGGCGCTCATGGCGACTGCTCAAGAGATGGTCGACTACTACACCGATGCCGAGATCGCCGCCCTCGAAGGCCGGCAGTTCATGTTCAACGGCCGGCAGGTGATGACGCAGGACCTCACCCAGATCCGCAATGGCCGTCGCGAGTGGGAGCGCAAGCTCGCCGCCGAGCAGGCCGCCGCCGGCGGTGGCATGCCGGGCATCGCGTTCACGAGGTTCGAATGAAGAACATCATCGACCGGATCATCGAGCCGTTTGCGCCCGGCACCGTGGTGCAGCGCCTCGCCGCGCGGCAGGCCATCCAGGCCTACGAGGCGGCGCGGCCCGACCGCAACCACCGCGCGCATCGCGAATCGCGCAGCGGTGACCTGGCCGTGCAGCTCGCCGGCAAGAGCCTGCGTGAGCAGGCCCGCTTTCTGGACGAGAACCACGACCTTGTCACCGGCATCTTCGATCGCCTCGAGGAGCGGGTGATCGGCGCCAACGGCATCGGCATCGAGCCCATGCCCATGGACGCCGAAGGCAACCGCCTCGAGGAGTTCGCCGCCGAGCTGAAGGACTGGTGGGCCGAGTGGTCGCTGGCGCCGGAGACCTCCGGCGAGCTGACCCGCCCGCAGATGGAGCGCCTGGTGTGCCGCACCTGGCTGCGCGACGGCGAGGCGCTGGCCCAGCAGGTGCAGGGCAGGGTGCCGACGTTCCGCTACCCGACCGAGACGCCGTTCGCGCTCGAGCTGCTCGAGCCCGACTACCTGCCGCTGGAGTACGACGACCCGGCCAACGGCGTGTACCAGGGCATCGAGCGCAACACCTGGCGGCAGATCCGCGGCTACCACGTCTACAAGAGCCACCCGGGCGACATGCGCGCCTGGCAGATGGCCACCAAGTTCGTGCCGGCCGAGTCGATGATCCACATCGCCCACCGCAAGCGCCTGGGCCAGAGCCGCGGGATCACCATCCTGCACGCCGTGCTGAAGCGCCTGGCCGACCTCAAGGACTACGAGGAGAGCGAGCGCGTGGCGGCCCGCTTGGCGGCGGCGCTGACCATGTACATCAAGAAGGGCGATCCGGCGCTGTTCGGCACCGGTGGCCAGCAGACGGCCAGCGGCAACCGCACCATCCCCGTGGCGCCCGGGATGGTCTTCGATGGCCTGCAGCCCGGCGAAGACGTGGGGATGATCGAGAGCAACCGCCCCAGCTCGCTGCTCGAGGGATTCCGCAGCTCGATGATCCGCGCCGTGGCGGCCGGTACCCGCAGCGGCTACAGCACCACCAACCGCGACTACAACGGCACCTACAGCGCCCAGCGCCAGGAACTGGTCGAGGCCCAGCTGGGCTACGACCTGCTGCAGGGCGAGTTCATCGACCAATGGGCGCGGCCGGTCTACCGCAACGCCCTGCGCATGGCCATCGCCACCGGGCGCATCCGTCTGCCGCGCGAGCTCGACCGCCGCACCCTGAACAACGCCTTCTACCTCGGCCCGGTGATGCCGTGGATCAACCCGGTGCACGAGGCGCAGGCCTGGAAAGAGACGATCCGCGCCGGTGGCGCCGACGAGGCCGAGATGGCCCGGGCCCGCGGCCGCAATCCGCAGGAGCTCAAGCGCAACCGCGAGGCCGAGATTCAGCGCAACCGCGAGGCGGGCCTGGTGTACAGCTCCGACCCCTTCCACGAGTACTACGCAGGAGACTCCCATGCCGACCCCGCATCAGACGGCACCGATTCTGGCGCCGATGGCGAAGACGCCGATTGACGCCGTGCCCAGCGAAAGCTGGTACCGGATGCGCGCCATCCGCAAAGGCGTGGCCGAGATCGCGCTCTATGACGAGATCGGCGGCTGGGGCATCACCGCGCGCGAGTTCGCCAACGAGCTCAACGCCTACGGCGATCTCTCGCTGATCAACCTGCACATCCATAGCCCCGGCGGCGACGTGTTCGAGGGCATGGCCATCTACAACCTGCTGGCGCAGCACCCGGCGCGGGTCGAGGTCTTCATCGATGGCCTGGCCGCCAGCATGGGCAGCGTGATCGCCATGGTCGGCGACCAGATCACCATCCCCGAGAACGCGATGATGATGATCCACCGGCCGTGGGGCATCCAGGGCGGCGACGCCGATGAGATGCGCCGCTACGCCGACCTGCTCGACAAGGTCGAGGCCAACCTGATCAGCGCCTACACCAAGAAGTCCAGCCTGAGCGACGACGAGGTGCGCGAGCTGCTCGCCGCCGAGACGTGGTTCACCGGCCCTGAAGCAGTGGAGCGCGGCTTCGCTGACCAACTGGCAGAGCCGCTCACTGCGGCCGCCTCACTGAAAAGCCACCGCATCGAGGAGTTCTCGAACATGCCTGACGCAATGAAGCACCTCATGTCGCCCCGCGGCCAGGGCCCGAAGCCGGAGCCGCAACCCGCTGCGCCGTCCGCCGGCGCCGATCCGGCCCCGGCGCCGCAGAACAGCCCCGAGCCGCAACCGCCGGCCCCGCGCTTTACTCCGGTCGCCGATCCGGCGCCGTCCGCCGCCGCGCAGCCCCAGCCGTCCCAGGCGCCGACCATGGCCGACTTCCAGCGCCAGGAGCAGGCACGCCGCGAGGAGGTGAAGGCCGTGTTCGCGCCGTTCAACGGCGTGCACGATCAGCTCGAGCGCGAATGCCTCGATGACATGAGCGTCGATGCCGGCGCCGCCCAGACCAAGCTGCTCGCTGCCCTGGGCAGCGGCACCACCCCGAGCGCTGCGCCGCGCCGTGATGCGGGCGCTCACGCCGGCAACGGCAACATCGTCGGCGACGGCATCCTCAACGCCATCACCTCGCGCATCGGCATGGAAGAGGCCGAGAAGGACAACGTCTTCAGCGGCATGACCCTGGCCGAGCTGGCGCGGGCGTCGCTCTCCGAGCGCGGTGTGGGCATCGCCGGCATGGACCGCCGTTCGATCGTCGGTATGGCCTTCACCCACTCGTCCAGCGACTTCGGCAACCTGCTGGCCGATGTGGCGCACAAGGCCATGCTCAAGGGTTTCGAGGAAGCCGACGAGACCTTTCAGCAGTGGACAGCCCGCGGCGTGCTGACCGACTTCAAGCCGACCAAGCGCGTGGATCTCTCCACCTTCCCCAGCCTGGCGAAGGTGAGCGAGGGCGCCGAGTACAGCTACGGCACCACCGGCGATCGCGGCGAGACCATCACGCTGGCCACCTACGGCAAGCTGCTGTCGATCACCCGCGAGGCCATCATCAACGATGACCTGAGCGCCTTCGATCGCATTCCGCGCATGATGGGCCGCGCCGCCATCCGCACCGTGGGCGATCTGGTCTATGCCGTGCTGACCAGCAACCCGTCCATGAGCGACGGCACCGCGCTGTTCCACAGCAACCACAAGAACCTGCTCTCCGGCGGGGCGCTCTCCATCGCTCGCATCGACGAAGCGAAGACCAAGATGCGCACCCAGAAGGACGGCAAGGCGACGCTCAACATCCGTCCGGCTCACCTGCTGACCCCGGTGGCCATGGAGAGCACCGCCCGCGCGCTGCTGGCGGCCGAGTTCGATCCGGCCTACACCGAGAGCCGAGTGCCCAATCCGGTGCGCGGCATGGTCGACGTGATCGCCGATGCCCGCCTGGACGATGCCAGCGCGACCACCAGCTACATGACCGCCTCGCCGGACATGTACGACACCATCGAGGTCGGCTATCTGGACGGCAATGACCGGCCCTATCTGGAGCAGCAGCAGGGCTTCACCACCGATGGTGCGGTGTTCAAGGTTCGCATGGATGCAGCCGTCGCCCCGATGAGCTGGCGCACCATGACCAAGCTGCCCGGTCCCTGATCTGGCAGCGTAAGCCCCTGACCGAGCCCCGGCCTTCCGGGGCTCGGTTGTTTCCGACCCTCGTTCACTCAAGGAGCCTGTCATGGCGACCAACTATCACCAGGATGGCCAGACCATCCACTACCAGAACGACACCGGCAGCGACATCGCCTCCGGCGCCCCTGTCGTCGTGGGCGGCCTGTTGTGCGTGGCCATCGTGGACATCGCCAACGGCGCATCCGGCACCCTGATCGCCGAGGGCGTGGCCTCGATTCCCAAGGCCACCGGCTCAGCCATCAACCAGGGCGCCGCCGTGGACTTTGATGTGTCCGCCGGCAACGCCAACGGCAACCTGACCCCGGACACCGGCGATCTCACCGGCTGCGGCGTGGCCTGGGAAACCGCCGCCAGTGGCGACACCACGGTGCTGGTCAAGCTCAACGCCCGCGCGGCCACCGTGAACTGATATGGATCTCGGTGAACGCACTGCCCGGGCCGTCATGCGGCGGTTCGGGCAGGACGCGACCTACACCCCCGGCGGCGGCGCCCCGGCGACCGTGCGCGTCGTCGTCGACCGCAATGTCGAGCGCTCGCTCCCCGGCATGCAGGGCGCGGCCATGGAGTCGCGCACCCAGATCACCGGTTACTCGGACGACCTGGGTGAGGCAAGGCGCGGCGACACCATCGAGGTCGGCGCCGAGACCTGGGTGCTGGATACCAAGGGCTTCGCCATCGGCGACGCCCAGAGCATCGACGACGGCTACCTGGTGACGTGGGTGGTCAAACCGGAGCGTCCGTAATGGCCCTGGAACCGATCAAGATCAGCGTCGACCGCGCGGCGGTGCGGGAGATCGAGAGCGACCTCGCGCATCTGAAGAACGGTGCCGAGCGGGCGATGTCCCGGGCGATCAACCACACGCTGGGCGTGACCCGCACCGAGGCGAGCCGGGAGATTCGCAGCCAGGTGCGGCTGAAGGCTGGCTATGTGCGCGAGCGGCTGAAAGTGCGCCGGGCGACGGTGACCAAGGCCAGCGGCGCGATCCAGACGCCGAGCCGCGGGCAGCTGCTGAGCCGCTACCCGTACACCGTGTATGCCAACAACAAGGGCATCGGGGTGTCGGTGAAGCCCGGCGCCGGCCAGCGGCAGCGCATGCCCGGGGCGTTCGAGATCACCTTCGCCAACGGGGTGACGGCCATCGCCATTCGCACCAAGCGCGGCCCGGGCCTGGGCCGCTCCGAGGGGCTGAAGGTGCTGTATGGCCCGTCGATCTCCCAGGTGTTCACCGACGTGAAAGACGATCTCCAGGCGCCGTCCGGCGAGCGGCTGATGAACCGCCTGGGCGTGGAGGCGGATCGCCTCCTCAACAAGCAGTGAGGGCCGCATGGCAACTCCCATCCGCGAACAGATCCTCGTTGCCCTGAAGGCCAAGCTCTCCGGCCTGGCGGCGTTCGATGGCGCGCAGGTGCAGCGCTCGAATCGGCACATCGACGGCGACAACCTGCCGGCGATCAACCTGTGGGACGACAGCGATGCCACCATCGAGCAGGAGCGTTACAGCCAGACCAGCGTGACCACCCAGATCAACGTCGAGACGCTGCACTGGGCCGACAAGGACCACACCGTGTGGAGCACTCAGGCCAACGGCCTGCTGGCCGAGCTGATAGCGGCTGCCACCAGCGGTGACCGGACCCTCGGCGGCCTGGCCGACGACGTCGCCTACCGCGGCGATGCCATCGACTACCCGGTGGACGGCAGCGACATGATTGGCATTGCCGTCGTGCTCGAGGTGCGCTGGCGCCACGACATCGGCGACCCCTTCATCAATTCCATGGGCTGACCGCTGCAAGCCTGACGGCTGAGTTTCCAACGCACCCAGAAGCCCCGCCACCCGGCGGGTTTTTCATGCCCGGCCGCCGGGCTCTCATCACATCAGCCACACCAGAGGAGATGCCTGATGGCCATCACCAACAACCCGAAGCTCGAGTACGAGTCCGGCCAGTCGCTTCAGGACTTCGAGCAGATGAGTGACACCGGCGACGGGACCACCTTCGAGGCATCGTTCGCGCCCTGGTCGGGGCGCTCCGGTTTCGAGGCCTCCGTGCTGCCGTTCGGCCTTGCTACCGGCGGCGACATCACCCCGAACACCGGCAGCGATTCCGTCGCTGTCGCCGCGCTGACCGCCTACATGCCGGGCGCCGCAGCGGCGGATGCCAATGGCCTGGCCAGCGTGGCCAGCGGCACCGTCGGCGTGAATCGGGCGCTGAGCGATACCCATATCATCAACTCCATCACCGTGGACGCCGCCGGCTCCCTGGCGGCCGTGCAAGGCAGCGAGGGTACCGCGTTCAGCGAGACTCGCGGCGCCGCCGGCGGCCCGCCGCTGATCCCCGTCGATTCGGTGGAGATCGGGCAGGTGCGGCTCGCCACGACGAGCGCGGCTCCGGTGAAGGCCAGTGAGATCTTCCAGGTGGTGGGAACGCACACCGAACGGTACGACTCGCCGGTATGGACTGAGGACCCCACCATCGGCGAGGTGACGTTCGCCTCTCCGCTGCCGGCGATCCACACCGGTGATGTGCCCAAGCAGGTGCACGTGCGCGGTTACACACCGATCTTCGCCGAGCTGCCGCGCGTCTCCGACTTCGTGCCGGCGGACGAGTCCAACACCGTGAACTCGACCCAGATCTACGGCAGCACCCTGGGTTCGGTGAGCTCCTCACTCGGCCAGGCCAGCTTCACGTGCTACGGGCAGGATGGCATCACCGACCCGATCATCAAGGTGAAGGGAGAGCGGCTGTGGTTCCGCTGGCATCAGGACCGCAACCGTGCGCCGTTCTCGCTGACCCAGGGCATCGTCGGCGTCAGCCGGTCCTATCCGGCCGGGGATCACGTCAACATCCCGGTCACCATCTCCGCCGAGCAGCCCACCGAGGACTTCGACGGCTGACGCCAGCCGATCGCCTCACGCCTGACCTCCGGCCCCGGCATCCCCGGGGCCGGCCTCTTTCCACATGCGAGCAGGAGCTGGCATGGAATTCGACATCAACAAGTTCACCGGCACCACGTTCACGCCTCGCGAGGAGGACGTGCCGGTCAAGGATCTCGCGGCGTTCTTCACCGGCGAGCCGGAGAAGGACGAGCATGGCCACGACAAGCCGCCGGTGTGGCGGGTGCGCGGGCTCACCGGCGCCGAGCTGGCCAAGGTCAACGAGGCCGTGGAGATGAATCGCAACCGCGCTGCCATCGCCGAGGCTCTGGCCAGTGGAAAGGATCAGAAGATCACCGAGGCGCTGCGCGAGCTGATCGGCAACGGTGAGGCGGTGCCGGACGACACGGCCAAGCGCATCGAGATGCTGACCCTCGCCAGCGTGTCGCCGGCGTGCCCCGGCAACCTAGCGGTGAAGCTGGCCGAGGCGTTCCCCATCGAGTTCACCCAGCTGACGAACAAGATCATGCAGCTCACCGGCCTGGGCGGTGAGCCGGGAAAGCCCAAGCGCTCTTCAGGGAAGACGAAGTCCGGCTCGCGCTCAGCCTCTGCCACCTGAAGGGTGAGTTCCTGTTCCGCGTGCGGCCCGACCTGTTCCCGCTGCAGATGCTGACCTCGCTGGAGTGCGAGCTGTGGTCGCTGTTCTTCGACGAGCAGAAGGCCCGGCAGGACAGCTAGATGGTGCCATCATGAGGTTCATGTTGTGTGTTATCGCTAAGCTTGTTTGCGAGCCAGTTGTATCTACTATACTGGTGTTCGTATGAACCAATCTTTGACGTGTTGAGATTAATTTTTGAGAGGGCTGGTATGCGTTATCCGACAAGTGCTGCAGCCGTCGCCAATTTCTTCTTGGATGTTCAGGAAAGAGGAGGGTTTCGTTTTCCTGAAGTTGATCTTATGAAATTGATGGGCTTAGTTTACTATTCTCACGCATGGTGGTTGGCCTACAAGGGTGAACCACTTTTTGAAGATAATGTTGAGGCTTGGTCATGGGGGCCTGCTGTATCTGATATTTACTATCAGTTTCAAGATTTTGGTTGTGGTAGAATTGTGGGTCGTTCTGCTGTGGTTTTTGCGAATTTCGGTTCTGATGATATTGCTTATAAGAGGGTTAAGCCGCCCTCTGTCCCCCAGAGTGTTGAAGGTTTTCTTATGAAATTGTGGGAGAGTCATAGATATGCTTCTGGTGTTCAGTTGTTGAATGCTACCCACTTGGATGGAGAGCCTTGGGCGATTGTGAAAGATCAATATGAAAAGCTTGAGCATAAACCTAGAATTCCTAATGAGTTGATTCGGAGAGTTTTTGCTCTCAAGCTGGAGGGGGATAAAGACCTGGGTGATGCTAAAGCTGAAGCTTTTGAAAAACATGTGTCTAGCGATGATTTTGTGGAGCTTGAGATTAGCGGTCCTGAGATGATGGTGATAGAGGAGAAAAAGAGGGAGGAAGAGATAGAGGAGATTTCAAGAAAGTTGCAAGAGTTTGTAATGGAGGTTAAAGGGGGTAGGCGGAGTAAGGGTTTAGTGAGACCTGGCTCGGGAAATCATGAGCGTAAGGTTTGATTTTTAGCTGTTTTGGGTAATCATTGGGGGCTGCCGTGAGTAAAATGTCAGATCCACCGCCACCGCCAGAAACGTCAAGTCAGCCTGATGATTATACTTCGGGTTTTCCAGATTATACGGAGTCACGCAAGGCATCCGGCAGAGTGCTACACTTAAACTTATGGTTTCTTAAGTATGGAGTTGGTGATAAGCAACACGCAGCCGCCTTGGTTATTTCCTTGTTGATTCTTTTTGTTCTTTCCATAGTTGTTTTTATGAGTCTTTTCTCTCCCGAAAATCCAGTGGTTGAAAGAGTGGTCGGGCTGTTGGGTGGGGTGTTGGGCTTAACCGCAGGCGTTGCTATTGGTAAGTCCGGTGCTAAAAGTTCTGATAGTGGTTAAGAGTTAAATATTTGGCGTGAAGTTATAACCTGCCCGCCACCCGGCGGGCGTTTCTGTGCCTGATTGCCGGAGGTGGCCGTGGCCGATCTCGAAAAGACCGTCGCCATCATCTTCGAGGGCGTTGACCGCATGGGCGCCGGGGTGGATTCCTCCACCCGCAAACTCGACAGCCTGACGAGCGCGGTGCGCAACGCCTCCCAGCCGATGGCCGACGCCACGATGGCGGCGTTCAAGTTCGAGGCAGCGTTGCTCGCCGGCGGCGCAGCGGCCACGGCGATGGCGGTGAAGCTCGCCGGCGACTTCGACACCCAGTTCCGCGAGATCGCCACGCTGATCGATCAGCCCGTCGATGCGCTGGGCGACTTCCGCGCGGAGATTCAGGCCTATGGCCGCGACTCCACCCAGTCGCTGGGGCAAATCAACCAGGCGGTCTACAGCGCCATCTCTGCCGGCATCGACTACACCGATTCGCTGGAGGCCGTGCGCCAGGCCGAACGGTTGGCGATTGCCGGCCAGGCGGATCTCGATCAGTCGCTGACGGTGCTTGTGTCGTCGCTCAACGCCTATGGCGTAGGGATGGAGGACGCCGAACGGTTCTCCGACTTGCTATTCCAGACCGTGCGCAGCGGCCAGACCACGCTGCCCGAGCTGGGCAACTCGCTGGCGGCCGTCACCGGGCTGGCGGCCACCGCGGGCGTCAGCTTCGACGAGCTGTTGGCCGCCGTGGCCACCCTGACCGCCACTGGCTCTGGCACCAGCGAGGCGATCACTCAGGTTCGGGGCGCGATCTCCAACATCCTCAAGCCTACGGCGCAGGCGCGGGACCTCGCCGCTGAACTGGGTCTGGAATTCAACGCCTCGGCGTTGGAGTCCAAGGGCTTCGCCGAATTCATGCGCGACGTGGGCGAGGCCACGGGCGGCAGCACCGAGCAGATGTCGCTGCTGTTCGGCGACGTGGAAGCCCTGAACGGCTCGCTGACGCTGACCGGCCTGGGCGCTGAGAAGTTCGCCGAGACCATCGGCGCCATGGGCGACAGCGCCGGCGCCACGGAAACCGCGTTCGAGAAAATGCGCGGCACCGTGGAGAACGGCAGCCAGAGTATCCGTAACGCCCTGGAGGCCGCCTTTGTCGGCATTGGCACGCCGTTGCTCGATGAGTTCGGCGGCATTCAGGAGGCCATCGCGGCGATCTTCAACGCTGTCGGCGTGAGCTTGGAGGGAGGCCAGCTCGAGGCGTTCGTCGACCAGCTCGAGAGCCTGTTTCAGGGCATGGAGCAGACCCTGCGCGATGTGGCACAGAACCTGCCCGAGGCGCTGGAGGCCGCCGACTTCAGCGATTTCTTCGCGGGCATCGAGGCCGTCGAACAGTCGATCAGCAACCTGTTCGATGGTGCCGACCTGACCAGCAGCGACGGCCTGGTGTCGGTGATCGAGACGCTGGGCCTGGGGTTTCGCGCGCTATCCGAGTATGTGGGCGGCGCCATCGAGGGTATTGGTCCGTTCCTGCAGCAGCTGGCCGACCTCACCGGATGGTTCCTCGAGCTCGACCCGGCAGTGTTTGAGGTGGCCGGTACCATCGGTGGCCTGTCGATCGCCATCAATACCCTGGCCTCGGCCTCGCTGGCCGCTACCGGCGCGGTGCGCGGGCTGGCGGGCTCCGGTGGTGTGGTGGCCAAGGCCACTCCGGTTCTCAGGGGGATGGTCAGCGTGCTGACTGGCCCGCTGGGGCTGGCCGCCGCCGCCGTTGGCGTAGGTACCGCTGTGTACAAAGCGGCAGATCACTTTCTTGGCATGGAAGAGCGGGTGGCCGAGGCGACCCGCGAAATCCGCCAGCAGAATGCTGATATTGACGCTGGCAGATTGGTCTGGGACTTCGCGGTCGACCAGTGGGTCGAGGCCGGTGAGGCGCAAGAGACGCTGGCCGATCGCATGGCGCGGATGCGGCAGGAAAGCGCCGACGCGATTCTGGGTATTGATCGGCAGGCCGATGCTCGTGAGCGCGAGGCTCGGATGCTCGAGGAGGTTAACGCCAAGTGGCGTGACTGGGATCAGGCGGTCGATGACGCCTACCGCTCGTCCGAGTCGTTTCGCCAGGAGCAGGAAGCCACCACCAAGAGCCTGCAGGGCATGCTGGAGGCGATCGGCCCGGTGGAGGATGCCTGGAAGGCGGCGGGTGACGGCGTCTATGAGAACGTCACCAACATTGGTGAGCTCGAGGATGCCTACGGGCGAGTGAAGGACGCCTTCGACCAGGGCCTGATCACCCAGGCCCAGTTCGACGAGCTGACCGAGTACTACGACGCCTTGAAGAGCGGCGCCGATGTGGGCGAGAAGGCGCAGCAGCAGGTGGCCGATGCCGCGCTCACCAGCGAAGAAGCGATCCTCAAGGCGCGCGATGCGGTGCTCGAGCAGGAGCTGGCGCTGGAGAAGCTGGCCAGCAACGAGCGCATCAAGCAGATGGAGTTCTCGGCCGAGATCAATGTGGCCGCCATCGAAGCCGATGCGCAGAAGGTGCAGGCGGTATTCGACTCGCTGAACACCTCGATCACCAGCACCGGTGACACCCTGAGTAGCCTCTACGGCACGCTGGGCAGCGAGAACCTGTCGCGGCTGCAGGAACTCGACCTGGAGCGGGTGCTCGATGACGAGAACCGCCGCCGCGAAGAGGCCTTCAAGCTGCAGCAGCGGCTGACCGAGGCGCAGATCCAGCAGATGCAGGCCAAGACCGAGGCCCTGCGCAGCGGCGATGGCCTGGTGAAGATCGACAGCACCGGCCTGGAGCCGGCGCTGGAGATGGTCATGTGGCAGATCCTCGAGAAGATCCAGTTGCGGGCCAATGCTGAGGGAGCGGAGTTCCTGCTGGGGCTCAACGGCTAGGGGTTGCAGTAGAGCTGGATCTGCTGGCGCACCTCAAATTCGTCCTGGTTCTGCATGTAGCGGTCCTGGCGACCGATGCGCTGGAGCGCGTCGCGGGCCTGCTGGCAACGCTGGGGATCGGCGTTCTGGCGCTGAATGCGGCGCACCTCATCGCCTGTCGCATCGATACGCTGCTGGCGCTGGTCGCTCTCCCGCTGATTCTGCTGGCGGCGCAGGTCATCCATGGCAGCGCGTTGTTCCGGGCTGAATCCTGGGGTGATCGAGATGCTGCCGATGTCCTCGGCCTGGCCTGTCTCACATGGCGCGCTGGTATAGGTGGTGCTGCCGTCCGGCTGAACGCACTTGTGCACCTGGGCCGCTGCTGGTGTGACCAGGAGGGCCAGGACCGCCCCTGTCGCTGTGGTTATTCCGACCCTGTGCATCTCATTCCCTCCTTGGCCTTCGACAACATAGCAGAGGACGCCCCTATGCCACCCGTGATTGGCCTCGCGGCCCGGGCCTATGATCCCGAAGGCGCGCTGGTGCTGCCGTGGCGTGACGGCACAAACGTCGGCGACCTAACGCGCCGCGTCAGCCGCACCCGCACCCTCGACGGTGGGGTGGCGGTAACCGATCGCGGCCACGCCGCCGGCGACCGTACGCTGACGGTCTCGCTCGAAGGGCGGACGATCAGCGTCGTCGAGCGAGTTCGCCGCCTGCTGCGACTGCATGGCCAGGTCACCGTGTCGCTAGATGACGGCTGCTATACCGCCACGCTCAGCGAGTATAACGAGCGCCGCCAGGAGCTCACCGTGCTGATCCTCGGCACGGCCTGATCTTCCACCATCCCTTGTTGACCGACCAGCCCGCCGTTTGGCGGGCTTTTTCGTGCCCGATTCATCCTGAGGTGATCATGCGCTACGCATTCATCAACAACTTCGAGCAGATTCTCGCCCAGCCGGTGGCCGACACCGATACCACCATCACCCTGGACGGCGGCGGCAGCCAGATGAGCGACACCAGTGCCGATCTCGTCTATGTGCTGACGCTCTACCACGTCGACAGCAACGGCAACGAGACCGCGCGCGAGATCGTGCACGTGACCGGCGTGAGCGGCGACACCCTGACGGTGACCCGGGCGCAGGAGGGCACGACCGCCCAGGCGTGGGCGGTGGGGGATGGTGTGAGCCAACGGCTGACGGCTGGGGCGATGGTTGCGCTGTATCAGTCGGATGATGGCATCCTGGCGAATACTCCGGGCGCCGTATCGAGCACCGACGGGGTAGCGCTGGGACCCTCCGCATCGGTGGCGGCCGACTCGGAAGGCGGCCTGGCGGTGGGCGCATCTGCTATTGCAGAAGACGCGCATGGGGTGGCAGTTGGCGACACGGCCGACGCCATAGAAAGCAACTGCATCGCGATTGGTTATCAGGCCCAGGCCGGCAGCTACAACATTTCGGCACACAGCGCGCCGCACGCGGTGTGTATCGGCGCCAACTCGGGCGCATGGGGGCAGCACTCGGTATGCATCGGCGCCAACGGCGGCATTGAGCCGGTTTTCGGTGGCGTCGTCGTCGGTGGTTGGGCGTGGACCGACAACTACGGCGGCACGACGCTCGGCACTAACGGGTATACCTACGCCGACTATGGGACCGCCGTGGGGTTTGGCGCCGAGGTTTCTGCGGAGGAGGGTGTGGCGCTGGGAGCGATGGCAGAGGCGGCTGTCCAGGGAGGCCTGCAGATAAACGCTATCAGCTACTTGCCTGCCAGCTATGCGGCGGCGGCTGTTGGCCAATCCTTCGGGAACCCTAGCGGGCTCGACTTGGTAGCCCCGTCCGCAGCGCGGCAGGCGTCCCAGCAGGTTGTCGTGGCGACAACTGCACTGGACCTTACCGCCGTCAACGACGTCCAGGTCTTCGACCTTCCGACTAACACCATGCTGTTCATCGACAGCCTCGACGTGGTGGTCACCGGAAGCGACGCGCCCGGCGGGTCGCCCGAGATACAGGTCGGCACCGATGCTGGCACCCCGGCCGACCTGCTGGAGGCGACTGCGGTGAGCAAGACCGCCCCAGGTGGGCGCGAGACACATGTGCCGCTGATCACGGATGGCGTGACGTCGGTGCGCGCCGAGGTGATCACTGCTGGCAGCGGCACCACGTATCAGGCCAAGGTAGTGCTGCGTGGCTACGTGATGGAGCTGTGATATGGCGCTCAACGCCCAGCCACTCAACGCGACGGCGCTCAATGCCGGCGTTCCGGCGGCGCCCGAGAGCGAACCCGATGGCGGCTACCAACGCCGGCCTCGACCCGGCGGCATCGGCAGCGCGTCGATCAACACTCGGTCGATCAACGGCGCGGGCTGGCGCCTGGTCTATGTGCCCGGTGAGGTCGAGCACGCCCCGGCCGAGTTCGAGCTGCGCACCGTCTACCTGCTCGAGGTCGGCGACTACCGCGTACCGATGAGCTCGTTCCAGGCCACGATGCGCCGCCAGGGGCAATCGTTCCTTCAAGCGGTGATCCCCAACGGCAGCGAGCACCTGGCCGCGCTGGTCGATGGCGCACCGATGCAGGTGATGATGGGGCTGCGCGCCCCCGACGACACGCTGACAGAGCTGGAGGCCATCGCCTCGGCACCTCTGCAGGTCATACGGCATGACGAGGGCGGCGGCCGCGACACGCTCACTGTCTCCGGCTACGGGCCGCTGCCACCTCGGGGCAGTCTCGCCCGTGAGCTGCGCGGCATCTCGTACCGGAGCATCAACCAGGGTGTGCGCCGGGTGCGCAGCCAGATCGACCTGCTGCTGCGCCCCGGCCAGGTGGCCATCGACGGCGACGGCAGTTCGTTCATGGTCGGCGCGATTCAGTATTTCGTCGGCGAGAGCAGCGAGTTCATGGAGGTGCTCGAAGATGGGCAAGGGTAGGGTGCTCGCCGCCCATGGGGAGGGGCGTTACACCATCGAGATCGTCGAGGACCGCGTCCGGGCCGAGAGCGCCAGGGCATTGGCCGTTCAGCTGCTGGCGGAGCTCGACGGGCGTATCAACGACATGGACCGGCAGATCAGCGCTGCCCAAGCCAATGTGGATGCCGCCGCCGCCGATCAGGACGCTGCTATCGAGCAGTACCGGCTCGCCATGACCGAGGCCGGTGAGAGCGGCATCGACCTGGCTGAGCATTCTAAGGCTGTGCTCGTTGCTGCTCGTGAGCGTGATCGTCTACGCACTCAGCAACGTCAGATCATGGCACGGCGCGCCGTCGCTCAGTCGCGTATCGACCGTGTCGATGCCCTGCCGCCGCTGCGGCGAGTCGATACGTGGTGCGCCGACTACACCGAAGATCTCTCCGGCGACGTGGCCACAGCTGAAGTACCGGGCGAGATCGGCCAGGTGATCATCCAGCCTGGATTCGAGGATGGTGCTACGTGGTCCGGCAGCGCCGATGGTGCCATGCAGCCCGCGCTCGCCGGCACACCGGCCAGTGTCTTCTACAACCTGGCGATGATGCCTGGCTGGCAGCGTTGGCGACCCACGTTCCGCATCGCCACCATCAGCAACATCGACAACGACCTATGCGACATCACCCTCGACCCTGCCGCCAGCAGCCAGCAGGGGCTGCCCGTCAATGCCCAGGGCAGTTATTCCGGCGTGCCGATCATGTACATGGACTGCAACGGGGATGCGTTCGAGGACGGCGACCGGGCGCTGGTGGCATTCAGCGGGAATACGGGGAAGCCGGTAGTCGTGGGGTTTGAAACAAAGCCCAGAGAATGCCGTTTGTACGAGTTCGACACCACTGTTGCTTCAATCGGCGGTTCCTCCTCAATGATGACGGCCCCGGGCGGGATTGCGCTACCATTCAGAGTCAAAAATCCCGTGACTGTCGTCACAATGCAACGGTATCTGTCATGGGGCGGGGTGTCGGAATACGGTGAGATAGAAGCATTCATTCTGTGTGAGGTCAGTGAGGGCAAGGTTATCACGAATGTCCTTGACTATTTTTGGCACGGTAATACCCCGAATTGGAAAACTCGCCGTTATCTCGAGGGGGACGGCCCCGAGCTTTACCCCGGAAAAAACTATGCCTTTATAACTTATGACCCAGAGTGGTGGGGGGCGAAGGCATACAGAGATCACTTTTCAAAGAAAGAATTCTTTGAAAAGCACGACTGGCTCGAGCAGGCCTTTCCAGAGGTCGGAGACAGCACTTTGGCCTTGATTTTCAATTATTTGTGTGAGGACCCATCCACGTGCAACCTGTTCGACGGCCGGCCGGAGCGGGGAGACGACATAGCCGCCATCTTGCCCGGCAGGTTGCTCAGCCTGTTAAACGAGGGCCCAGATTTGGAGTCCGATACTGGGTACATTGAGCCTATTCGGATGTACGCAAAGCGGCTCCGTCCCGACCAATAGGAATCAGATGAAGAGTGATGGGCTAGTTTTGCCTTTTTCGCTTTCGGGTTCAATCGTGCTCTCAGCCGAAAGCCTGCAGTCGAGGCAGGTAATTTGATAGCGAAAATCGCTTAGCCGGATCACATGAAACTTCGCCCATCCCTCGCATGTTTTTGTGCTGCCGCGGATTTCCGTGCTGCCACACGAGCACATGATGATCCATCCGCCACTGCATGGGTCTGGCAACAGCTCGACTTCATTCATTCCCCGCCTACCCCTGTCGTTGTTTGCCTCAGGTTAGGGGGTGCGATGCCCCTGCGGTGTAGGAGATCGCCGACGTTTTCTGTGATCCTAGAGCTCATTTGCTGAGAAAGGTGAGGGCACGGCATTCGAGATGCATGTCCCCTATGCTTTCGATATGTGTGGAAGATTTGCTCTCTACGACATTCCCCGCGTCAGGCGGTCGCTGCGGCTCATCCTCGGTGAAGGCTTCGAGCCCCTGGCGGTACCGCCGAGGTACAACGTGTGCCCGGGCTACTGGGTCACGGCCGCGTGGCATCCCGAGGAGGACGCGCCACTTGCTCTCGGTCAGCTGTGGTGGGGCTTCCGCCCGCAATGGGCGACCGGCAAAGCCCCGGAGCCGATCAACGCCAAGTGCGAGGGGGTGGCCACGTCGCGCTATTTCCGTTCCTCGTTCGCCCGGCACCGCTGCCTGATTCCCGCGGATGGCTGGTACGAGTGGCTTACGCTGCCCGACGGCAAGCAGCCGCATTTCCTGTGCCGAAACGACCGCGAGCCGCTGTGGCTGGCCGGCCTCTGGACTCACCGGGCCGACGGCAATCCCGGCTGCGCCATTCTCACCGAGCCCGCCCGAGGGGCCGCGGCCGAGATCCACGACCGCATGCCGCTGGCGCTCGACGACGCCAGCCTCGAGCCCTGGCTCGATCCCCAGCTGACGAACCGCGAGGTCCTGCGGCACACGGTCCACCATCTCGACGACTCCCTCCTGACGCACTGGCCCGTGAGCCGTCGCGTCAATCACCCCGGCAATGATGATCCATCGGTGATCGAGCCGATCTCTGTGGGCTGA